TAATTGAGAAGATGTAATACTACCTGATGCAGTTCCGTATAGTGTGCCTTGTGGGGTGGAGGAGATTGAGCCTGAACCTGCTATTCTAAATACTTCTATATCTGGGGTAAAGGCGTTATATCCTGTTATTAAATTGCCCCCACCAATATTAAATAGAGTAAGTGTAGGATCAGTTGCTGAATTATTATAAAACCAAGCTACTTCTCCGTCTCCTGCTGTTGCTTGCATTACTCTACCATTAGTTGCAAGGTCTTGAAAAGTAGTAGGACTTATACCAGTTGTTACAAACGTATGAGTACCTGTCCAAGACTTATCACCTGCTATTCCTGTTTGATTAGTACTTGTCAACACTACTCCACTCAGACCTAAACCGCTTCCATTAAATGTTGAAGCAGTTACTGTTCCTGCAAATATTGCATTACTTGTACTTGTGTTTAACGAAAAGGCATCAGCGGATAAATTACTATTATATATATGATAATTATCATCGGTTGTAGGTGTTAATCCTACCCTCCATTTTGCAATAGAGTTCGTAATGAAAAATTGTGTAGCAGATTGATTATTATTTGAACGATTAAAGTTTAATGTTGAATTTGTACCTATAAGGTTTAATGCATCTGTTAAGCTTTTAGATCCTGCAAATGTTTGAGCAACTTGATTTACATATCCATCTTGTGAAATACTTGCTGGTTGTGAACTAATCACTCCTGTTCCCGAATTATAGAATATTGGTGATGTTGCAGAAAAACTTCCTAAAGAAGTATATTGAGGAATATTAAACACTCCTGTTGAAGAATTATAAGTAGCAGCACCAGAAGATCCTGTTGTTGTAAGACTTACTGCTGATCTAGCTCTAGCATCTGTATAATATAAATTTGTAACTTCTGGAACATCAGCTGTTGTAAGACTAACAGCTCCTGTATAACCATTAACAGAACTTACAGAATCGGTGTTATCTACTTTATCCCAAATAGTTCCGTTAAATATAGCCCAATCTCCTATTTGCCAAGTTGTTGTTCCATCAAGATTAGTACTTCCAGCTACACTTACTTTATAATAATATCCTTTTGTTCCTGTAGAAGATGTAAGAGAAGGACTATTTGTAGAAGCATTCCATACTCCTTGATAGTTAAGACCACCAATTAAACCATTGATTTGATTTTGTGTCTTACCAAAGGCTTCTAATATAGTATCTGTTGCAGATATTGTTCCACCAGTAACATTTAATCCTGTTAATACTTTACCTATTACAGCAGAATTGGTAAGAGTTATATTAACAGAACCAGGGCCTGTTGCAGTTGCTTCTCCTGTTAAGGCTGTAATAGCATTTGTAGTCCAACTTCTATTTTGTGTAAGATCATATGTTGTACCATCAATAGTTAATTGCCTTGTTAAAGGTACATAATCTAAACCAGATCCTAATATATCCCATAAAGAATTTTTTGTAGGTGCTTCTAATTTACCATTCCATGAAGAACCATATGCTTCGTCATTTAAAGTAACAGTACCACTTACTATAATATTATTTGTAAACTTCATTATCCTATTATGGTTATTTTAACATTGGAAATAGTAGTATTAGATAATAGCTTAATACTATTTGCATTAACTATTTCATAATCACACATAATCATTCCTGAACTATCTGAAAAACTTACATCAAGATAAGTTGTATTTAAATTGTGTGTAATTACCAATTGATCAGTAATATTTATAAACGCTCTATATATTTGAACAGCAAATGGAAAAGTAGTAAAATATTCATTAAATACTTTTACAGAAACTACCTTATCGTAATCCTCTGGTAAGTTATCTAATAATTCTTGATATGTTGCTAATGTTACTGAACCAAATAATATATAATTTATATTTGCAGCATCATATATTAAAAGTGTAGTATTTATATCTGGTAATGTTTCTAGATTTAAACCTAGATTTTGTTTTACTTTAACATAAAGTCTTTCAATTATTTCATTTGTATAATCTAAACTGTATTGTATTTTTAAAGCTTTAAGTAACATTCTTAAACATTGAATATTATTTGCTTCGTTTTGATTAGTAAAAGTAAGTCCATACTCTTCTTTAATAAGAGCATCATAATCTTTATTAATAATATAATATTCTGTTTTATATATTAATGTTAATATGTCTAATTGAGTTACTGCCATTAGGTATTAGTATTACAATCATTTAAAGAATCAATTAAGTCTTTACAGTTATCTAAAAACTTTTGAGATTTCTGTAAATTATCATACTTAGCCCATAAAATAGCATTTTCTATATAGTTATTTAAAAGTGTTAAAGCATTAGTAGCATTTAACTCATCATCACAAGAACAATTAGAACTATCTGATAAAGTAACAAATCCTATTAGAGCGTGATAATTAGATAAATAATCTAATTCTTTTGTTGATGTATCAGGAGTTCCTTCGTTACTAAATTCCCAAGTTACTGTTATTGTAACTACATAATCTTTATCATAAAAATCAGTAATTGTTAAAACATCTTGTGTAGCATTTACAGAATTTGTATAAGGAAAATCTACAGTTCTTGTAGTACCATCTGATTTTACTATTACAACTGTTCTAGAAGTAAATACTGTTTTTGGTAAAGTTGAATTATAAACAGAAGTATCTGTTATTAATAAATTTTGTCCATCTGTAGAAGTGGAAGGTGTAAAACCTTGTATAAATGTAGCCATTATTTTTTATAATAAAAAAGGTAACTCTGTATTTCTACAAAGTTACTAATAAAAAGTGAAATATACAAATTTATTTTAGATAGGTTAAAGAAGTTTTATTAGGATACCTTCCTTTTAATTGATTACATAAAGTATTAGGATTCATATTATATGCAGTAGCAGCTTCTTTTAAAGAATTATATATTATATTAGTGTTTAAATCAATTAATTTTTTAGATTTTATAATACTCATGTTTTCTTTATATTCTTTGGTGAAACCTTTTCTAGTTCTTTTTATTCCTGTAAATTTTTCACAATCTGTTCCTCCACTAGTACAGTTCATACCTTTTATATAACTTTTATAAAAACTAATATAATGTTTTTCTAATACGTTTAATATTTCTTTAGAATAGTTACCTTCTTTTAATATTTCAAATTTGTGATTATCCCAACCATATTTTAATAAAGATCTATATAATAAAGGTTGTCCTTTACAATTTAATTTTTTATAATGAGAAAATCTAGTTTCTTTATTTTTAGTTTGACCTATATAAATCCTATTTGTAGGACTAGTAATTTTATATATTATACTCATAAAATTTAAATAAAAATAGCCCTATTACTAGAGCTATTTATAATTTTTGAATTATACAAATTTATTTTTGTATTATGGTTCAAGAACAGTTACTCTTGCATCAAGAGCTGTAATTTGTGCTCCAACAGAATCTGCAATGTTAAGTAAGATAGGGAAGATGGTTGAATCTCCAGCATCCGCTGTTACTGCTATAATTGTTGAAATAGGTGCTTTAAATTTACCTACTGTTACAATATTTGTATCATGAGTATTATCATGTTCAAGTACACCTACATCATAGTTAACTCCAGAAACCGATAGATAATTAGGAGTTGGTGCTGGAAATTTAGTACGGTTAGTTAAACCAGTATATCCTAAACCTCTTTGTTCAAGAGTACGAATTTGCCAGAAATTACCACACCCATAATCAGCAGCGGTTGTAGCAGCTACAGTACCACCAGCTGTCAAAGTATATGATGGAGAAGTTGGTTGACTTGGTTGAGTAGAAGTTTGTACACTAAAAGTATATTGAAGTGGAAACTCTCCTACAATATTTGCTGTACTTGCAATTGCTTTAGCTGTAAGAATTAATGTTGATGTACCTGTTGCAACAACAATAGCATTAGGATCAGCATTAATTTTAGCTTTTAACAAAGTTACAAGATCAGAAGCAGTAGTAGTAGCAGCAATTGCTTGATATACTTTCTTTGCTTGACGCATTTGTAGAATTTCTTTATCAGAATTATCTATGATAGATACTGAATAAATATTACCTACTACAGGAGTTGAAGGAGTTAGTGTTACTACTTGTTCAACTTTAGCTCTATAATCTTCACGATTATATGCTTTTATATCTTTTATCCTGATAGGATCAGAATAAACCTTAACACCAGCTGTATCATTTACAACAATTTGTACTACATCATCACCAGTTAAAGCAGTTGTAGAAGTTACTGTTGTGCCTGTGGAATCTATGATTAGATATTGACCTGCGTCAGTATCAGCCATATTTGCCATTTGAACACCATTGGTTACTAAGACTTTGAAAACTCTATTTGTTACCATTATTTTTTAAATTTTTATTTAATTAATTATTTTGTTTTGTTAATTCATTTAGGTTTGTTTGGTATCTTTGTGATTCAATATTCTCTAATACCATAGAAATAGCCATATTAAGTATTTCATGTTGCATTATTGTTGATGTGAATTCACATTGTACATCTGTTGTTGGAGTAGAATATGCTGTACCATAACGCATTCGTGCTGGTACTTTTAAATAGTTTAATATTGTTCCTGTTACTGTAAATCTACCTTCTGTTTCATAAACTATTCCTGTTGAGTCAATATAATATAATGGCTCTTCTTGAATAGGTTTTCTAAAAGGATTTAACAATAAAGTGTTAATATCATCCTGTTCTACTATTTTTCCTCCTACAGTTTTGTTACCACAACTAGCCGTATTTGTTATACACCTATGACGAATTAAATGTAAGTAATCATTTGGTAATGCACTTGTGTAAACAGTTCCTGATACAGTAGGTGTAATTGTACCAGACTTTTTTACTATTTCTTTTAAATCGTCAATTCTTATTTGATTCTCTTCAAAGCCCTTGTTATTAGGACTTTGAGGATCATACTTTAATTTAACTACTACATCTTGTGCCTTATTTAACCAGTAATCTTTTTGTTCTGGTTGTATATAAGGATATTCAAAATCAAGAGTTTTATCAAGTTCAATATCAAAATTAATGTGAAACTCTTGTATAGTCATTATTTACTTTTACTTTTAAGCTCTTGCATTAATTGTACTTTTAATGCTTGATGTTCTTTATCATCTAAATAGGTAATAGTAGATTCTTCATCGTGTCCTAGTGGATCATCACCATAATAATAAGCTGTTTTATTTTTTCTTAAGATACTTGCCTGTACTAGATCTTTCAAGAATACTTTCATATCTCTTTTATTATCTTCTACAATACCTACAAATGTCTTAGGATTTTCTTCTAATTTTTCATAAAGTCTTGCATCTACTATTTCATCTGATACCTCTCCTACTTTAACAAATCCAGGATATAATTTTAACATATCTTTCTTTTGTTGTGGAGTTAAACTATCAAATAGTTTATTTGCCTTTCTTTTTATAACTGATTTTGTATTAATTAATTCAGCTTCTTTAACTTCATCCACAATTACATAATCTGCGTATGGATTCATATCAGATACTGATTTTTTTATTCTTTTATGATTTCTAAGAAACTCAACAGCTAATTCATGTTCTGGATTAAGTGTATTAAATTCTTTTTCTTTGTCTGTCATAATTACCCTATAATCATCCCAAAATGGAGAACTAGGGCTTAAGTCATTTTGTTTTAATTTATTTTCAAAGTATTTTTGTTTTTCTTCATCCAATCCTGTATATCTAATTCCTGTAGAATTATAATATGGTGCAACTGAATCTTTAGTGTTTCTGTACCTTGTGAAGCCCATCCAGACTCCTTCTTTTTTAATTGGTTTTACTTTTACAATTGTTGACATAAATTTGTTTTATATTTGTTTACTTAATTTGTTTTCGCTTAATTAAAGGAGGACTAAGCCTCCTATAATCAAATTAAGTGTTATTAATTATGCTGCGTCGCAAATAAGCTCTCCACAAGACATTGGGTTTTTGATATAAATACCTGTTTCAGAAAGTACTGATACTGAGTAACCATCTACAGTGTTTGAACGAAGTGTATTCATAGAACCTGCTTCTCCAGAAGGAGTAGTAGAACCACCATTAAACCACATCAATTGCTCACGACCTGCTTTAGCTACTTTAACAATATTAGCTGTACCATCATATTGACCATAATCAATAAAGGTTGCTCTGTAAGACTCTAGTGGTCTACCTGTAATAGGGTGAAGCTTCCTGTTGTGAATTGGGTCATCATACAAAGGCATGTGCATCAATGTCATTTCAGTTCCATTCAAACCTTTATAGGTTTTAAATTGTCCGCCTAAAGATAGGTCTTGACCAGAACCAGTAACAAAGTGTGTATCTACCAGATTCCAAGAACCAATAGATTGTTTCATAGCTCTATCAAATAGATCCATAAAGCCTTCTCCACACAATGCAACAAACTTACGTTGTCCTTGAGAGATAACATTATAAGACAAGTCCATCATAAACTCACGTATAATATTTTCTGTCAATACAGTATAGTAACGTTTGTTAGCTGGTGCAATTTGTTCTCTAAGTCCAGCACTTGTATATACAGGACGACCATTCTCACCTTTTAATTTAACAGTACCATTAGCATCTGCATTATAAGTATTGTAGATATAAGCACGCTCATTCTCACGATACCACTGCTCTAAGAAAGTCCAGTGCTGAATATCAGCCCACATCTTAGACATTTTACCAGATTTAGGATCTTTCATTCCTACTACCATTACATCAGAAGCAGCTGAACCAGTGATTTCACGATTCTTACGTTGGATAGTAAGACAGTTTCTCATTTTGAATGGAGAACCATAAGTTGTGATACCTGATCTAGTTCCACCTTCTTCATAAGCTGAGAAATCTTTTGAGAAAGATTTACCAGTAGCTAGTAAAGCAGGAGGCATAAATTTAGTTTTGTCTGCTGTTTGTAATTGTAATGTATAAATAAATCCATCACCATCTTGAATAGGATCTCCTAATACAATTACAGGATAATCTCTATCATCTGGTATAAGTATTTCACCTGATACATATTCTTTTTCAGAAAGAACTACCCTAAAAGGTTGTAGATTCAATCCCGGAGTTGAATTACCAGAATCAGGGTTTCTAACCACCCCAATAGGTCTTTCCAAATCTCCTACTAAACTCCAATCATATTCTCTGTTATTTACTATTTGCGTTTTACCTAGACCTCCTGTCAACATAGACAGAGGGTTTCCATAGCTATAACCAAATACAAATGAGAGTACGTTATTAACTACATCAGGTTCAGTAAAGTAGGCTGTAGACAAGTGATTACTATCTGTAAGACCCGCAAACTTTTTACCTTGATAAAGTTGTAATCCATTTACATTCATTAATTTTATTTTATTTTAAGTTTAAAAATTTATTTTATTTATTTTACCAAATGATTCTTCTTTATGAATTAAAAGCTTTAAATGCACTAAAGTCTGCTTTGTCTCCAGAAGATACATCTACTTTTTGACTTTGACCTTTAACAGTACTATCTTTACTTTTTAATATATTCTTAAACTTTTGCGTTGCTGTTGTTTCAGCTTTTCTAGTAGCAGCAGTAAAATCATATTTTTTATATTTTAAATAAGCTAATTCAAGTTGTGTTTTAACTGAATTATCTTGTAAATCTTTTTCATATCTGGTTAAACCAGTTCTATCTCTATCTAATAGATAGGATCTAAAATCATCTTTTTCTCTTTTAGTAATTGGAATACCAGCCATACTATCTGCTGATTCAATTACTGTATTTAGTTCAGTGAGATATTGAGTATATTTTCTGTTGTTTTCTTCAACTTGAAAATTTTGTTCCTCAATTAATCTTTCTTTATTCTTTTCAAAAACTTTTTCTAATTTTTTAGAATATGTTTTAGCTTGTTTTTCAAGTAGTAAACTATCTTCTAAATCAGTTAATGTTTCTTCAATTTCATCAGTAGAAAAATCTTGAGTTTTTAAATATTCTCTAATTACTAATTTTTGATTTTCAGTATTATCTAAATCTATAGTTTCTAAATCTACAGGTTTTTGTAATGCTTTAAAGAATTTAGATGGTACTCCACCTTTTTCTAAGTAATCTAAAAATTGTCTACCTTCTTCTGGAATAGATTCTTTATAACTATCAATTCCTTCAAGTATAGTTTTCTTTACTGATTCAAATACTAATTCTGGAGTATCTTGTAAATCATCTGAATCTTCAAATGAAAGTACTCCTTCGTCATTTAATACTGAAAGTAATACTTTATATGAAATTGAATCTGCTGTTATACTAGAATCATCTTCTGGTAATTCATCTTCTGTTTCATCTTCTATTTTATCTTCAGTAGTATCATCTTCTTCAGTAGTGTCTTCAGTATCTTCAGTTTTATCTTCTTCATCTAAGAAGTCTTCAGGAACTGCTGCTTTTATTATTGAATCTTTAGATACTTCAATTGTATCTTTAGTTACGTCATTATCTTCTGTAAACATATTTATTAGTTCTTCTGATAATTCTGTTTTAATTATATTTTCTTGCATAGTACAAAATTAATGTTTATTTTTTTAATTATGAAATTTTTTAATAGTTTATTATTATTTATGTAATTTACTATAGCTTTTTATTTAAGATTGATTAATTTATATAACGTTTTATTTATTAATGCTTGTATTTCATCTATAATATTTTGCAAACAACTTTCTTTAAATATAACTCTATTAGTTTCAATAAACTCATTTAAGTTTTTTAAATGACTAACTGGTTCTGTTGCTTTTGTAGAATCTATTGTTATATTAACTATTTGATAATATCCTTGATAAGATTCTATAAGATCATCTATTAGTCCTAATAGACCATCATAATATTCATTTAATGCTATATGTTGTGCATATGATTTTACTCTAAGATGTGTTAAGTGAGCAATATCTCTTGATTGAAATAACTTACTAAAAAATTGTGATGTTGATGCTAATGCCATTATTTTGATGTTTTTGGTTTTTGCCTAGCTTTAACCATATCTACCTTGTTTTTAGCTTCAGCAATCTTTTCATTTGATTTAATTTTTTCTCTTTCAAGCTGCATTTTTTCTTTATGTTGATCTCTTTCTTGATAGAAATTCATAAATTCAACTACATCAGGTACACCATCTGAATCTGCATCATCTGTTGGTGAAGCATTAACTCCTCCAAAAGTTTTAATGTAAGCAAGTTCTTTTTGAATCTCTCCTTTAATTACTTCTCTATCATCTAATCTATCAGCTTTGTATTCTTCTAGTTCTTTTTGACCATCAATCATTTGTTGTTGTAATCCTTGTTCTTGATCTTGCTCTGCTTGTCTTTGTTGATCAGCTTTTTGTTCAGCTTTTTTAACAACATTTTTAACATCTGCAATTGATGTAGAATCAAATATAGATACTAATTCAGTTAATGTAATAATACCAGAAGCTACAGCTTGTTGTGCAATTGCTTTCAAATCATCTAAAGCTTTTACTTCTTTAGCTGAATTAGTTACAAATACTCCATAATCTGCATTTTGGAATTCTTCATCTACTGTCAAAAATACTCTAGACATATCATCTAAAATATAATTTATTTTATGTCCTGATGGATAAGCTACTTTAGCACATTCAATTAATTGAGTAAGTACATGTTTTTTAACTTCTCCGTGAATATAAAATAAAGGCTCTGTTATATGTGAAGATTGTGCAACAGATCTTTCAACTCCACCAACTGTTTCAGATGATTGAATTGAACCTTCGCGTTGTCTAGATACTCCCATAAGAGAAGCAGCTTGTTCTTCAATCATATTAAGTATATTAATATATTGTCCTACTGCTTGAGATAAAGACATATCTACAGCAGTAAATTGATTAAATGCTGATGTTTGTCCTTGGAATTTACCTTTACCTTCTTCAAAAGAGTTTATAAAAGCAATACCTAATGAATCAAAGTAATACATCCATTTTTCAAGATCTATACCTTGTGACCTAGGTATTTGTGCAACATCCATAACCATCTTCTTACCTTTAGCTTTAGCTATTTCAAACTCCATCCTATACATTATAATGTTATATAAGTATTGGTGGTGTTTAACCAAGTCTACTAAAGAAGTAGGTATTGAGTTTCTATTGTTATATATTGTTCCTACATATCCTAATTTACAGATAGCAGGATTATCCATTGTTCTATATTGAACTGTTTTAGGTCGTATATTAACATAAATATGATTACCTATCTTAGTACCTTCCCAAACTTCATTTATCCAATTCCATTCAATAGTTTCACCTTTTTCTTTTTGTGCTTTATAAGTTTCATCAACTATAACTTCTTGTTCTTCCATGTTTTCATCATAGTATTTTAAGAAACCTATCTTTCTAAGAGATTTCCATTCTACTCTAGTAACAGGAATATGTCCTATTCTATTATGTGAAGAAAAAGCATTTTGTGAATAAGATATATTGATTAATCCTTGACCACTAGCATTTGTAGCACCAGTATAATCACCAGTATCAATTGCTCTGATTTGTTCATCAGTTAAGAAATCATAGTATCTATCTATAATTTCTGATGGTGTACAGTATTTAGTATGCTTAGCCCATTGCCCATCTTCTATAAAATCTTGATCAGGACTTTTATCATAATCAAAATCTAAAGGATTAATAGGTTCACATATAGGTGTATTACCATCTATACCTACATAGTATAATTCCATAGCTGAGATTAAAGCATCTCTCCAACCTCTATTAAATTTATACTCTAGGTTTTGTTCTTTAATAATATAATTAGCTATTTTATTAGCTATTGATTCTCTTATATCTGCATCAGTATAAGACATATACTTATCAATCTGCTCTGGTGTCATAACTTCTCCTGTTTCAGGATTAGTTACTTCTATACCTTGAGCTTGAAGTTCTGTTACTAATTCAGACTCTAAATATTGTAATAATAATGTTTTTCTCTTTTCTTCTATTTGAGATACAGCATCTGCATTAACAGCAGCTACTCTAAAGTTAAATGGTCTTTTAATTTCTTCTCCTTCTAATACTTTTAGTTTAGGAGTAATAATATTAAAGTTATTTAATCTAGCTGGAAACTCATTCTTTAATCCATAAGGATTAGTGACATAAGTAAAATCAGATCTGTTGATTATATTATTATATAAATCATAATTAATTTGCATTCTAGCAAAGAAATTAATATCAGAATCAGAATTACTTCCGATTGAGGATCTCATAATAAAATCAACATTGGCTCTACCCCAGTCTTCTGTTTTTTCAGATCTTGGTAGTTTCTGTCTTGGTCTTATACTTGAACCTGGATTATATTCGTTCTTCATTTATTTTACTAAGGAATTTACAAAGTTAACTATTATTTTTGATATTTCAAAATTTTTATATGAATAATGCTTTATTAAAGAAATTATCTACTTCTGTTTCTTCTTTTGCAACAGATACTTCTATATTATGCATTTCTAAATTCTGCATGATACAAAGCATAAATGATATAACTCTATCAAAGTTTCCATCTTTATTATAAGATATTAATTCTTTAATTAAAGGTATAGATAGTATTTTAGTTAATTGCATAACACCAGGACTATCTTCTCTCTTTAACCAATCTCTAGTCATAATTTCTATTTCATCTTTAATAGGGCCTGTCATGTGTGTACCATAACCTCTTTCTACTTTAGAAGATGGAGATATTGCTTTTATTATATTTGGTTGTGTATGTAATAAATGTAAACAATTCTTTGTTTGAAAGTATGTTTTAATACCAGTATTCTGATTTTCAAATAAAGCTTTACATTGATACCATTCTAATAGTCTTCTACACTGTTCATAAAAATCAGCAGCAAATTCAGGTCTACCTGTATATTCAGCTACTGGTAAGTGATATGTTTGATCAGAATTAACAAATCTTTTATATATTATAATAGATCCATAAGATACTGATGAATCAGCCTTATCCTGATCATAAGGGTCAATACCAGCTATGTACTGTCCATATCCTATAAATGCAGTAGGTTCTTCCCATATAACAACAGCTCCTTTAGGATCAGTAGATTCTTTAGTAGGATAATCAGCAGGTCTTAAATCATGGTCTACTTTAAAATAAGCTTTACCATTAGCATCTCTCTGCATCCATCCATTAGTACCTAAGTCTTTTTTCTTTAAAGTAGATTCTAAGAATGCTAAATGTTCTTTAAGTTCAGCTACAGGAAATAAGTTACCTTCCATAATTAAGAAAGCTTCTGAAGGAACTAATGGTTTCATCTGAAGTAAGTCATATAATGGTTTCTTTGATTTACCATTAGCTGCTACTTCTCTTTCTTTCAATAGTTTTCTTAAAGCAAGTTCTTTATTAACATTACCTAATTTATCTCTAAATTCATCTAATGCCATCCATGCTGGTACAAAGAATCCTACTTTACCTTTATTTTCAAATATATCATCAAACTCTAGACAATCATAAGAAGCAGGAGAATAAAATACTTTCTTAGCTCCTTCAGTAGCACCTGAAGTCATATCACCTCCTGTACCAGTCATCCAGATAGTTCCATACTTTTCACCATCTACAGTAGTACATTCGTGTAACTGTCCTAATACATCTTCTAGATTATTCATAAATCCAGTTTCATCTATTAGTCCAAATCCATATCTACTACCATTGGCTGCAAAAGGATTATCTTTAAAAGATCTAAATAAATATCCAGATCCAGTACCTTTGATTTCCCACTTACCACCTATCTTTTCTTCATATCTAGCTAGTACGTCTTTACCAACCATCCAACTACCAGAAGTCTTTTTAGATAAAGGTGCAGGATATAATACTCCTGCTACTTCCATTTTACCAGGAAGTGATTCTAATCCTACTTTTAAGTGTTTATTAAGGTTATTAACATATTTAGAATCAGATGCTGCTATAAGTGTTTGAGTAGTATATACTTCTTGATAATCTTTATGTAGTTGCTTATTAGCCCACCATTCATCATAATCTGTTACACCATCTGTTAAGAAGTTATGTCCACACATATTACCAGAGAATACTGTCTTTCCATAGTTACGTGCACCTATCTCTATATTATTTTTAGCTGCATTATAAAACAAAGGTTTACCTAAATCAGCATTTTTATATTCATACAAATATTCTAATGCATCTTTATATTGCTTTAATTTACCTTCTTTGTTATATATTGAATCTATTATATTAGTAGATTGATATGGTATAATTTCATCTCTATTAGGATCAATAAGTACTCTGTGACAAGAGTATTCATCATCATTTTTAAATCCACTAAAACCCCTTGCTACTGCGTGTACATAGCCTTTAATCCATTCTATATCACGTAGTCTAGGTCTACCAATAACTTTACCTTTAGAAGAACCATCTTTCTTCTTCATCTCTATATTCCAGAGATTTACATATTGAAATATAGAACCAGGTATCCATTTGAATTCATCTTCATGTTCTACCCAGTGTCCTTCAATTTGTTTTCTCTTTATTATATGATACCAGAAACGCTCATAGTTTACACTAAGAGGATTAATCCTAGGTATTTCTATGAGACATTTCTCTAAAGGTATTTTATTTTTATAATTTAAATAATCAAACATGTATTATTTTTTATTTGCTAATTCTCTGTATTTAGATATAATTTCAGCAAGTTCTGTTACATCTATTTTATAATCTTCTAGAACTTTATTAATTATTTTTAAATCTACTATTAATTTAACTCTTTCTAAACACTTATATTCTTCTTCCATATTAATCATTTAGTGAAGCTACAGAGCCTCCTTTACCTACACCATTTTTATCTTCCTTACTAAGTTCATCCCAAATGGATTTAATAGTATCATATACTTTCTTAGTACCTACAGCCATCTTATCTAAGTCATCATAAGTAGATAAATCATACTCTTGTGTCTTTAAGAATGCTGTTCTTTTATCTAGTAAGTCATCCCATGTCTTGAGATGTCTTTCTAATGCATTATATTGTAATGTAATAAAAGCTTCAATACATAAGTCTAAATCTTCTTTATTATCATCATAGTAGTTTCTGTTATTACAAAAATCTTCTCCTATTACAGCATGTTTACCATCTATACCATCTACTGCTAGTTTACAATACTTACTAGCTCTAGAATAACATAATGCTATAAACCACATAAAGGTAGAAGATTCTTTCCTACCTTTAGATTTATCTTTATCATATATATCCTTAAAAGGATTTGTTACTTTAATTTCAGGATATAAATCCCAAAAACTTTCATCAGTATTAAAGTTATCTATGTAATTCATTAAACTATATTTACATATTTATATTTTCCTTCTGTATCAAACCACATAAATTGTTTATTATTAATTGTTATATTCCACAATCTTTCAGGTATTAATTCACTTTGAGGCATTATAAAATGCATTTGTTCATTTACTAAATAAGGAGCAATTAATTTAGCTCTAACACTTGTACCTTGTGTAGGATACTGTCTTACTTCTATTATTTCTATTTTATTATCTTTTATAGTCATATTAATAAAATTTAAATCCTACTGTTCTATCAATAGGTTTATTATTAAACAATAATTGTTGCATAGCTTTATAACTTCCTTCTACTATAATAGAATCTTTATATGCTATACCTAATTCTACTCTTTTGGTTCTAATGTTACCACT